CTTAGAGCAGAAACTCCTTTATTACCATTATTACCATTAGTACCGTTAGAACCAGAGGTTCCAGATAAACCACTATTACCATTACCACCGTTATTCCCGTTTGTTCCTGAAGAACCGTTTGAACCAGATAGTGCTGAAGCACCACTGTTACCAGCAATACCTGCTGTACCATTTGTACCAGAAGATCCATTAGATCCTGATAGTGCTGAAGCACCGCTGTTACCAGCTATACCATTATTTCCGTTTGTACCCGAAGAACCAGAGGTTCCACTTAGAGCAGAAACTCCTTTATTACCAGCTACACCAGAAGTTCCGTTAGAACCTGACGTACCAGTTGAACCCGATAGTGCTGAAGCACCACTGTTACCAGCGACTCCATTATTTCCATTTGTACCTGAAGTTCCGTTAGAACCAGACAACCTAGACAAACCACTATCACCAGCTATACCATTAGTACCAGACGTACCAGAAGATCCATTAGACCCTGATAGTGCTGAAGCACCGCTGTTACCAGCTATACCATTATTTCCGTTTGTACCCGAAGAACCAGTTGATCCAGACGTACCACTTAAAGCAGACACGCCTTTATTACCAGCCGCACCAGAAGTTCCGTTAGAACCAGATGTACCAGTTGAACCAGATAGTGCTGAAGCACCACTATTACCAGCTACACCATCATTTCCATTTGTACCCGAAGAACCTGATGTACCAGATAGTGCTGAAACACCTTTGATTCCATTATTACCTGACGTACCATTAGACCCAGTTGAACCAGAGGTTCCACTTAGAGCTGAAGCACCACTATTACCAGCTATACCTACTGTACCATTTGTACCTGAAGATCCGTTTGAACCCGATAGTGCTGAAGCACCGCTGTTACCAGCGACTCCATTATTCCCATTTGTCCCTGAAGATCCAGACGTCCCGCTTAAAGCGGATACACCTTTATTACCAGCTACACCAGAAGTTCCGTTTGAACCAGATGTACCAGTCGACCCTGATAGTGCTGAAGCGCCGCTGTTACCAGCAATCCCGTTATTTCCGTTTGTACCCGAAGATCCGTTTGAACCCGATAGTGCTGAAGCACCGCTGTTACCAGCGACACCAACGGTACCATTTGTACCAGAAGATCCATTAGACCCTGATAGCGCTGAAGCACCGCTGTTACCAGCTACTCCGTTATTTCCGTTTGTTCCTGAAGACCCAGAGGTTCCGCTTACAGCAGAAACTCCTTTATTACCAGCTACACCAGAAGTCCCATTAGAACCTGATGTACCAGTTGATCCTGATAGTGCTGAAGCACCGCTGTTACCAGCAACTCCATTATTTCCGTTTGTACCTGATGTACCATTAGAACCAGATAATGCACTTAAACCACTATTACCAGCAATACCGTCATCACCATTTGTCCCTGAAGAACCAGATGTACCACTTAAAGCGGATACGCCACTATCACCATTTAGACCAGAAGTTCCGTTAGAACCAGAAGATCCTGAAGATCCCGAAACACCACTCTGACCAGAAGATCCAGCTGTCCCACTAGTACCAGAAACTATTTCAGAAAACTGAAACTCACCAGTATTATTGTTGTATGAAACGAAATGTGTAGGATTTACGTCTTCTGTTAAACTAGAAACACTAAGGGTATCTAAAGAGACATCCTTAGTGTTTTCAAATTCACTAGTCACACTATTATAAGCTAGTAAATCCCCATTTTGAGGATTTAATAGTACGATATCGTTAAGATCCCCTATACCGAGGTCTTCAATTACCGTTTTAATATTTTCGAAGTTAGTATCTAACTCTGTATACGAGAGCGCTCGACCTAAATCATTTCTAAGGTATATTGTTACTGTAGCCATTTATTTATGTAATTTTAGTACACATATAAATAGTACGCAACTGCGTTAAGTTTTAGTTTTTACTTAAAATTTTTCTACCTTAAGAGTTACTTTCGGTCTACCCAAACTAACATTCATAGTTATAGATATAGAACCAGACTTAGGTAATCTTTTATTTAACATCTCATCTGATATAGGGTCCTCTATATACTTGCGTATCGTCCTATTTATTTCTCTAGCACCATAAATCTTATCATACCCTTCATTTAAAATGAATAACTTAGTTTTTTTATCGACTCTAAGCTTAAAACCATTTTCTGATAACCTTTTAGCTAAATTCTTAATTTGTATATCAATAATCTTAGTTATATCATCTTCACTTAAATAATTAAAATGTATTATCTCATCTAAACGGTTAATAAATTCTGGTTTAAAAGTACGCTTCATGTTCTTATCGATTATACTCTTAATATTCTCTAAATCATCTGTTTTAGAAGAAGAATCACTAAACCCCATTTTCGTACCGAAATCCTGAACCTCTTTCAATCCTATATTGGAAGTCATTATGATTAACGTATTTTTGAAGTTAATCTTTCTACCATTAGCATCAGTAAGAAAACCCTCGTCCAGTAATTGCAACATAACATTGAAAATATCTGGGTGAGCTTTCTCTATCTCATCAAAAAGTATTAGGGAGTAAGGTTTATTCTTAACTTTCTCAGTTAACTGACCACCCTCGTTATAACCAACGTATCCAGGAGGGGCACCTATAATCTTACTTATATTAAACTTTTCTGAATATTCAGACATATCCAATCTTATTATAGAATCAGAAGAACCAAAAACACTTTCAGCTAAAGACTTAGCTAATTCGGTTTTACCAACCCCAGTAGGTCCAATAAAAAGGAAAGAACCTATCGGTTTAGATTGTTCTCTAAAACCAGTTTTATTTCTTTTTATAGAGGACACAACCTTTTCGATAGCCTCACTTTGACCAATAACTGAACCAGACAAAGTATCACTCATTTTAAGTAGTTTATTTATATCAGATTCGGTTACCCTACTAACAGGTATACCAGTCATCATAGAAACAACATTAGAAATCATTTCTGGTTTGATAACCACCCTAGATTCATTAATACTCAATCTCCAAGAAACATTAGCTTCTTCTAACTTAACTAATAATTTCTTCTCTTTATCCCTTAAACCAGCAGCTTTTTCAAAGTTCTGTGATTTAACCACACTAGACTTCTCATCTCTTATCTCCTTTATAGCTAATTCTAGATCTTTAATTTCTTTTGGTGTTTTAGTTGATACCTGAGCCCTAGAACCAACCTCATCCATAATATCGATAGCTTTATCAGGGAACTCTCTGTTGGTTATATACCTATCAGCTAGATTTACAATTTCATCTATAGATTCATCTAAATACTCAACCTTATGGTAATCTTCGTACTTATTCTTTATGTTTTTAAGTATCTCTTTAGTTTCCTCCAAAGAAGTTGGGTTAACCATAACTTTTTGGAATCTTCTATCTAAAGCACCATCCTTTTCGATATGTTCTCTGTATTCGTCTATAGTGGTAGCACCTATACATTGTATTTCACCCCTAGCCATAGCTGGTTTAAATACGTTAGCAGCATCTAAAGATCCAGATGAATTACCAGCACCGACTATGGTATGAATCTCATCTATAAATAAAATAACATCAGTATTCTCCTTAACCTCATCTATTACCGATTTAATTCTCTCCTCAAATTGACCTCTATACTTGGTACCCGCAACTAAAGAAGTCATATCTAATGTTACAACTCGTTTACCGATCAAAGTCCTAGGACATTCACCATTAGCTATCTTAATAGCTAAACCCTCAGCTATAGCAGTCTTACCCACACCTGGGTCCCCTATCAATATAGGGTTATTCTTCTTCCTTCTACTTAATATTTGACAAACCCTGTCAACCTCATGAGATCTACCTATAACTGGGTCTAATACATCCTCTAAAGCTAATTTGGTTAAGTCTCTACCAAAACCATCTAACATAGGTGTCTTACTTTTAGAGTTTTCATTAGTCTTCCTTCTAATTCTAGGTGACTCATCTTCGTTCGGTGTTATATTCATATTTGTTTTATTTGTTAATTGTTTTATTTTTCTATATACAAATGTTTTTGTTAGACCAAAATCTTTAAACAACTTAACGAAAGCAGAATCTACTTCCATTGAGATCTTAAAAAAAGTTTCTACTGTCACGTACTCTTCAGTCTTTTTCTTCAAAACACTATTTCTTATTACATCGTGTAACTCAGTTTCAAATGGTAATATGGTACTAGAACCATCAGCTAGACCATCTGACGTTCTTTTTATTAGGTTATACATGTCATCTATAAGTAAGTCGAAATCAGTTACCTTATTTTTAACTATTTCTCTAACCATATTATCTGTAACTAGTATACCGTAAACAACATGTTGTAATCTAAGTAATGAGTCATCATATTTTAACGCTAAAGACTGCCCTTTTGTAAAAGCCACCCTAAGTTCGTTAGTCATTCTTTCCTTCATATTATAATTTGTTTTAAACAAAGATAGCATTATACTTTACAATATCAAAAATTATTCTACCTTTTATTCAAATATAAATATACATGGAAAAGATTACAATCTATTTTAGAAGTGGTGATGTTAAGGAATATACTGGTAAATTAACCAGTACTAGTCTGACTGGTAACAACTTAATGGTCACAGAAAAAGAGACAACAAAAACTGAAGAAGGTGATTTGTTGGTTACAACAACTAAATTATATAGTCTAGACACTATAGACCGTCTAGTTAAAATAACGCCTACTAGAACATTTGAATATACATATGCCAGTGACAAGTAAAGAGTATTTAGGTGAAAACATAGTAGCCAAGTACGAGAGTTCGAACATACAACAAGGGACATACAATATCCCATCTAAAAAATTGATAGTGGTATTTAAGAGTGGCGCCTCATATGAATATGATGATGTACCTCACGATGTATTCGCTGAATTAAACCTATCCGAAAGTCAAGGTAAGTACTTTAATACTAAAATATCTAAAAACTATACTTACAGAAAGCTATAACATGGAATTTAAGATATCTAATGACTCTAGTGTGCAGATAACCCTAAATGAGGTTGTAAAAGTAGCTGTAAATGGTGACTATGGTTACCGAGTAGAGTGGTTTTACGATAACGAATTTCTAGGTGATATGTATTTAAACGGAGGTACCTGGGGAAGTATGTTGATGCCAGAGATAGGCGATTGGGTGATAAAATTATATTCTGAAAACAATGAATTAGTTAAAACCTATAACTTTGAGTTAGATAATAGTGATTTATTGGTAATTTTCGATAATGATGGTAATAGTGACGAAGAATTCTACACGCGCATTAAAGAATACGCTTTAGGTTTAACCAATGATTTAAATGTGAATCTACACGTATACTTTAAAGGATCTGAATTATGTGATTTTTATGATACCAATATAAAACCATTAAGATTGAATGATAAAATAAGTAAGTTTGATATGATATACAATAAAGTTATATAATGGATAATCTAGTTAAAATATACGAAAAAACTTTATCTAAAGAGGTGTGTGATTTTATAATCAATGAGTTTGAAACATCTAGTGAACAAAGTGAAGGTATAAGTGGTGCTGGTGTTAATAAATCAGTTAAATCATCTACAGACCTTATGATACACTTAAACCTAGATAACGATAATTGGTTATACATATACGACTATCTGAGAGAAAATTTATTGTCTAATCTAGTTGATTACATCACACAAAACCCATTCATGACCATAAACGGTGATTTTAAATCTAAATCTTCTGCGGTTATGAGTGCACAATCCTGTTATGTAGCAGGTAATAATGGTGTACCACATATGCAAATGCAAAGATATATAGATGATCAAGGGTACTATGCTTGGCATCACGAGAACGAAGGAGGGTCAACCTCCAAAAGAGAATTATTCTTTATATATTACCTTAACGATGTTGAGGGTGGTGAAACTGAATTTAAATTCAATCAACAAAAAGTTAAACCAGAAACTGGTAAATTAATTATGGCACCAGCCCTATGGACACATAAACATAGAGGTAACCCACCATTAAAAGGTCAAACTAAATACATTATCACTGGTTGGATAGAAAAAACAGATGACCATCAGATAGCTCAAGAATTTGCTGATGATTATCTAATATAAAAGGTTTTTTTATTAAAATACGTGTATTTATTACATATGGATGGTATTATAAAAAGTTTTAATGTGAACGACAGTTTAGCTCAAGATATTTGGGTTAACCATGATTCCGATAATTTTAAAGAAGTTAAATTAGATAAAGATATCAGAGATAGATTAATATCTATAACTAAAGACTTTATGGATAGTATGGGTATAGAAACTGTTGTGGTTGAAGATATCATTATAGTAGGTAGTATAGCTAATTATAACTGGTCTAAGTATTCAGATATCGACTTACACGTAGTTATAGATAAAGAAAAAGTAACAGATGACACCTTATTAGCTGATGAATTTTTTACTGCTAAAAAAGAGTTATACAACATAAAACACGATATAAGTATAAAAGAGTTTGACGTTGAGTTATACGCACAAGACATCAAGGAGACAGTAGATTCAGATGGTATATACAGTGTATTATACAACAAATGGATTAAAACTCCCACCAAAGATAAAGGTGAGGGTGTTATAGATAAAAAGGGTATAATAAAAAAAGTTAAAGATTTCGATAAAAAATTAACTAATATAATTAAAGAAACAGACCCAGAAGCTAAGATATTAAAAATAGATAAATTAAAAGCTAAGATAAGAGCCTACAGAAAAAGTGGTTTAACCAAGGGTGGTGAGTATAGTACAGAGAACTTAGTATTCAAATATCTTAGAAGATCTAAGTACCTAGAACAGTTAAGGGATTTAGGGATAGACATTAAAGATGAGCTATTATCATTAGAAAATGAAGTATATTGATTTTTTTAATAAAAGGCTTATATTTATAAGAAGAATAACACTTATTTAATAAATAGAAAATTATGAGACCAGTAGGTTCAGAGAAAATAGTAAACCCAGACGAAAAATTGTTAAGAATTTTAGAGATTGCTGGTATAAATAAAGACAGTATGAATGAAAATGTATCTAAAACTGGTACACCATCAGATGTCTTACACGAAGCATTAGCCTCTGACGGTACCGAATATGGTATTGTACAGGAAGAAAAACATGTTTACATAAAGGTTAAAAAAGAATCTGGTTACGAATATATTAGTGGTGTTCAAAACATACACGAACATTCTTACAGATCATACGCAGAAGCACTTAAGCATTTAAATATGATGTTTAAACAAATCAACGAAAATGTTGGTCATTCTGAAAATATAGATGTTTTAAAAAAAAAAGTCTAACTGAACGTTACGTTTTAAAAATTAAAGGAGCTGAATCTGATAATACGGATTCGGCTTCTTCTATTAATAACGATTCTGAATCGACTTCAGAGTTTGATGATACCGAAGATTTAGGTACTGATTTTAAACCAGAATCACCAGAAGATATGGGTGTTGACATGGAAACTGAATTAACTGATGATTCAGATATGATGGACACCGAAACCCCAGAAGATACCGAAGGGATGGTTGATGACGAAGAGATTGTAGATGATGAGATGAGTGATGAAGAACCAACTGAAGAACCAGCTGACGAAGAGAATATACTTAAATCTATACAGAAATTAACTGGTAAATTAGCTCAAAAAATGAGAAGTGGGTCTGAAGAACTAGAATCAAAGGATTACAAATACGTAGTTAACTCTATATTATCAGCGGTAGATATGAATAAAGTATCTGAAGACGATATGTCTGATATGTTAGATAAATTAGAAACCAAAGAGTCAGAATCAGAAGAACAAGAAATATCCGAAGAACCAATACACAACAATAGAAGACTTACGAAATCTATAATAGACGAATTTATAAATAAATAAATTTGTTTTTATCAAACGTTTAACTTATTTTTGTATAAAAATATATTAAATATGATAATAGGTGTTTTAGGTAAAAAAAGGTCTGGTAAAGATACAACAGGTGATTATTTGGTTAATAATAAAGGTTTCACTAAATATAGCTTTGCTAACCCAATAAAAAGGGGTGCGATGGAATTATTCGGGTTTACCGAAGATCAAGTATTTGGCGACTCTAAAGATGAAATTGACCCTTCTTGGGGTATAACCCCTAGATTAGTACTACAGATAATGGGTACTGAAATATTCCAATACGACATACCAAAACACATACCAGAATTAAAAGCTTTAGGTAGATCATTCTGGGTGAAAAGATTCCAACAATGGTATGAAAAAAATAACGATTTAGATGTGGTTATATGTGACGTAAGGTTTCAACACGAAGTAGACGCTATACTTAATATGGGTGGCGTTATTTGGTCGGTTAATAGACCAAACTTAAATAATGTAGACGGTCACGCCTCAGAGAAGGAAATGGACTCCATAACTGGTATAAATAAAGAAATTATTAATAATGGTACTTTAGAGGACCTATATTTAAAGGTAAATAATTCTTTAAGTGATTTACAAGAATAATTTAGCAGAACTATTATCGGTACACGACTTTAATGTTGATAGAAGTATAGCAGAAACTCTATACCACTCTTTTAAAGATGAAATATCTTGCAAAAGAGATATACACCTAGGTATATTTAGTATGTTTGATAAATTTAATCCCACCTTCGTATTTATTTACGATAAATCAAATGGTGTTAGTCTAGAAGGTATTAGGTTTTTATTACTTAAAACCCAGGTAGAAGATTTCATGTTAGACACCTTCGACTTCATTTTTAATGGTAGTGATGATTATTCTGATGCAGAATGGAAGAGTGGAACTATAAGTGATTATGATGAGTGTTTTATTAGGTTGTGAATTTATTTATCCTAACCAGTAACTTACCATCACCTTTTATAACCCTATGCCAATCATGTCTCTTTATAGATAAAGACTTATTATTACACAATTTAATAGGTAGTTCGTTATCAAATTGAAACATCCAACCTTCACCACAGTCAATTACCTCAACCAACCTATCCTCTTTATCTCTATGCCACATCAATTCGATAGGGTCTATATCATCCCCAAACTCTCTAATGATACAACCAGACTTTAACTCGGTATCGATATAAGGTTTACCAGTACCCACTAAAGTTAGATTTTAAACCTAATAAACTTGCGTATCTAGGTAGTCTACAAGACCAGTATGATGCCTTAGTTCTATCCTTCTTATTAGCACAGTCATGTCTGGCCGCAAATGATTTCCTAGCCTTAGGGTCGTTTAGTTTAACAGAAAGACCAGTAGTATCACCAAAAGAAACTTTCTTTATACCACCATTAGGTTTCCTAACGTAAACATAGAACTTCTTAGAACCACCTCGCTTTGGTTTGTTTAATTTAACATCCCTACCTTTATATTCAGCCTCATTTACACCATCAACAATACCCAGTAAAACTTTTCTAGCTTTAGCATCCAAATCTGAAGGTTTAATTAATTTAGCTGGTATTGTCTTCATATTAGAACCCAACGCTCTTTGAGCTCTATGGTTACCATCTAAAATCCATTGAATCTCACCAACCTCGTTAACCATAATTAATATAGGGTATTGTTCGGAAACTTCAACCTGTTCAACTCTATCCAGCTCCTCAGGGTTACCATCCCAACCTAACACTACATCCGCTAATTTATCCGTCGGATAATCCTTTTTAGGTATATCTTTAGTCATAACTAAAATATCCTGTAGAGTGATCTTTTCACCCTCGTCATTTTCCCAAGAAGTATCTGAACCCTGTTCAGCTAAAATAGGGAGATCTAAGGGTACTTTAAGACCATTATACTCACCAAAGGTACCTAGACTAGTATTTTCAAAAAGAAATGAATCAAAACCGTCTAAATTAAGTGATCCTCTCTCCCACATCTCTCTAGCTTCTCTAATTAAATCCATGTGCTTATAACTACCAGGTCTATAAATATTTTCTATCAATGGTATATTGTTATCTAAATGATATGTTATACTTTCGTTTAACTCTACCATATCAGAAAGAACATCTAATTTCTCGTTAAGTCTCTCTTCAATTTTTAACTCTAAACACTCCTCACAAACGAACTCTGATTCAGAAAATAGTGATTCAAACTCTTTATTGTTGTACATATCGTTAATAACCTCAAATACGAAAAAAAGATCTTTATACTTAGGGTTAACCTTAACACTATACATGTCATTCTTTTTTTCCATCATAGGTTCACCGAAGTTATCCTTAGCCATTGATATATAAAAACTAGGGTCCTCACACTCTGGTGAAATTGAGAATAATTCGGAAACAACCTCTAAATCAACATCACCGTTAGATTTAGTGAAATCCAATACAGGCAACTTACGTATACCTATTTGCATAGCCATTATAGCTCTATGTCTACCATCACTATTCCTAACATCGGTCTTATCTAGCGAATATAAAGTTAAAGGGTCTAGTTTACCACCATTACTAACATGTGCGATAAGATCATTAATATTAGACCTAGTCTCATCAGTCATCTCCAATGGTTTAGCCTTCGATAAGAACTCATCTGGTGTCATATAAACCATTTCACCACCCCTAGCTTTATAATCAGAATCACCATACCACAACCCGATATCCTCTAACGGGTATTCTTTATAAAACCCTTCGTTTAATGAATCTAATATATCTTTTTTAGTAACAATCATAATACCCTCTTTAGTTATAAATATAATTAAAGTTAAGTAAATTTTTTTTTAAATAAATATATTGTCGTATATTTGAATTATGAAATACTTGGAAGCAGAATTGTACGAAAGTAAAGAGTGTGAATATACTTCACCCGTTTTAGTTAACCTGGATAAACTAATATCTAGGTTAAAGTCTGACACCCCAGAATATCATATAGACATTGATACTAAAAACGTATATTCTATTAACAGAGTTAATGATTGTATAAACCACATCAAAAAAAATATTAACAAAAAAGGTTCGTTAGAACTACCATCATTAGGGTTCCAATCTAATAAGATAGGTGTTATAGATGGTAGACACAGGATAATAGCCAACAAAAAAATTGGGTATACCCACATTTATGTAGATATACCCAATTCATATAAAGATATATTATTAAATCTTAATTAAATTTAACCATACTTTTCAATTTATCACTACCAATACCTTCAATAGACTCTGGACTAACTTCCATAAACCAAACATCACCATTTTCATAAGCTTCTTGGTCACCAGAATCAATATCATTACTGTTATTTAAATAACTAGCCATAGCACCTAATAGTTCACCTTGATCAATATAACTCTTCCAATCGTTTATAGCGACCATATATCGACCATCCTCATCTTCATCTTCTTCTTGAGGTATATCTAAAAAGTCAGATAACTCATCATATATATCATATTTACCATCAGTGATAGCTTCATTAATAGTGTAATAATATTTACCACTAGATTTATCCATCAATAGCATCTCATCCCCATCATAACCAACACCAACAATGTCACCCTTAACGTACTCACCCTGTCTAGTACTACCACCATCATCATTCCATGGGGCGCTAGGATCTGCGTCAGCTCCAGCTGGGTAGTTATAATTATCGTACTCTTCAACCTTATCGGCTAAACTCTCGAATATGTTTTTTAACTGATCTTCAGATATCTGTTCTTTAGTATCATTTTTAGAAGACTTCTTATTTTCTAAAATACTCTTCATTTGAGATTCAGTTATTTTATAGATTTTCTTACCCATAATGTTTTATTTATAAATATACTCTTATTTCATTAAATTCTGGAACTCGTAAATATTATTCGGTAACTTACTTAAGTACTCAAAACCATAGAAAGCACTCATATTAGTATGCTGACGTATACTACTGTTTATAACCAATGATTTATGGCTGTAACTATTCACGACACTCTGTGCAGCGTAACCACAAACAATGTACTCGGTATCGGTAACTCTACATATAAAAAAAGATTTACTGTAAATAGGGTAATAGAAGATAGGGAACTCACCCATGTTAAATCCGATAACATCAACCCACCTACCACTATACCTTCTAAATTGATCAATAACTGGGGTTTCCATATCATCATAGTTAATAATAGGGAAATCTATTGCTTTAGATATTGCGGTTATTTCACAAACCAAATTGAATATCTTTCTATATTTATCCTTATCCGACACCAATTCATGAACCCCCAAATCTTTGAATATCAATTTCTTTATATAGGAGACACAGTTATGCACGTCCTTATCACCCAAGACCACTTTTTTGAAATTATGTTCTTGCTCACCGAAAACTTCATCGAATTTTAATATACTCATAGGACAAAAGTAGAAAAAAGTTTGTTTTAAAACAAATAATTATTTAAGTTTGTCCCATGGAAAATAAATACACTAAAGAACAATTGAACTTTATAGAGTTCGGTGGACCAGAATCGGTTATATTATCAGCAACTGCTGGTAGCGGAAAGACACACTCTACTGTAGGTAGGTTAAACCATTTGTTAGAAAATGGTGTTGATCCATCAAGAATTATATTCTTTTCATTCACAAACGATGCCGTTAATGAATTAAGGAATAGAATAGATGGTCAGGTTAAGATAACCACTATACATAGTTTTACCAGCAGTGTGTTAGGTAAGTTAGGTAAATTCAAACCTATCGTAACTTTTTATGATTTTATTTCGTGGTATAGAGATAATATGAAACCATCTTTTAAAGAACCAAAATCAGTAAGAGAACAATATTACGGTAACCTAGAGAGGTTTTATGAGGACGGTAGTAGTATATCATCAAGTTTCTCATCATATAAATTACAATTTTACGATGGTGTTAAGTCCCCTAAACCAAATTTCTACGAATATTACACAGCTTTCTTGAAAGCTACTAATAGTAGGGACTTTTCTGATATGTTAATTGATACCGAAAAATTATCTAAAGACCCAAACCACAAAGGTTTCTTTAATGGTATGTACGACTACATATTTATTGATGAGTACCAAGACACCTCAACTTTACAAATGAAGATATTATTAGCTATAAACGCTAAACAATACTATATAATAGGGGATAAAAACCAATCGATATACGGCTTCTCTGGAGCTAATTGTAGTAAGATAGAGTCATTACTTAAAGAAAAGAAAACTGTTGTAGAGTTAACCCTAACCAAGAACTTTAGGTCACATAAAAAAATAGTGGAGAATGCTAATAAGTATAGTTCATTAGAAGCTATACCAGAATCTAAAAATGATGGGTTTGTTGATGATAAGTTTATAAACAAAACTAAGTTATTCAGTATGATGGGTGACGGCAAACCATTAACAGTACTAGCTAGAACCAACAAGGTCATAAAAGATATAGAAAAGAGATGTTTTAAGAAAAAGTTACCCCTAAAATACTTCAACTATCTAACTAAAACCGATATAGACAGAATAACCAAAGGTGATATGACTGATTCTATTAAAAAGAAAATAAGAGACATCCTACCCTATTACGGTAAAGATGTAAATCAGTTACTAGAATTCATAGAATCTAATAAAGACTCCGAAGTCTTTATAACCTCAATACATAAAAGCAAGGGTCGTGAATTCCCTAGATGTGTTGTAGTAAACTCGTCAGATCCAGAAATGTTACTAGAGCACGGTAGTATGACTCATGATTTAGACGAATACTCATTTATAACCAATGATGGATTACTTATTGAGGAGAGTAGGAACGTACACTACGTTGCCGTCACAAGACCTAAAGAGGAATTGTATTTTATGATATACGATGATGTATAAAAAGAAAAACCACCATTATTTAATGGTGGTTTTTTCGTTGTTTAATTTTTATTTTATGAATTAATAATGGTTTTCATTCTATTAATGGATTCATAAACAGCCCCAGACTCTATATCATCATAGTTCTTCATAGCCATTTCACCATCTTTTTCATCCTCCATTTGTTTAATCATTTCTTCGATCTCATCGATACCTTCACTAGCTTTATTAGAGAAGCCAGTTAGCTTATCATAAGCTCTTTTAAGCCAATCCTTTACAGAACCAAACCAATTAGTAATCGCTCCTTCATATACCTTAGAACCGTCTATAGTAAGTTTACCCTTAACTTTACCAGCAACTTTAGACTCCTCTAAAATTTGGTTCAGTACTTTTTTGGTATTTTCATTTACTTTAGTCAAAGCTGTATCAAACGCCTGTTTATAAGAAGTGGTAAGTCTTTCTGATTGCTGAGTAATCTCAACTAACAAACCATCTAATTCAACCTTAAGTTTTTTACCTGGATCAACCTGACCATCAAACATAGCCATAACCTCTGGTACTAATTCGCTTTTAGTAGCCTCCAATTCAGATACAGACTCTTTGTATAAAGCTAGAGCTTCATCCAATTTGATTTGTATATCCTTTAATTCGTTTATTTTATTCTTAATGGATTCCTCCATATTTGGGTTAAAAACTTCGTTAATCTCCATAATAATGTCTTGTATTTCTATATAAATATAAACCTTTTAAATAAAAGTTTAATATATATAATAAAGAGTGTGTTATGACGTATTTTTACAACAAATCAGACGAAAAGAAAGAAGCTATCGGTGTGGTTAATATTAATGATAGTAGATTAGAAGCCGCTAAATACTTCGCTAAAATAAAGAGATTACCTTTAAAGGATTTTCTTAAGATATTCTCTGTAGAAAAAAATATTAAAAAATAATTATGGTATTAAAAATAGGTTCTAGAGGTCAAGAGGTTAAAGAGTTGCAAGAATTCTTAGACATAAAAAGTGATGGTGTATTCGGGAAAGTAACGCACAAAGCTGTAGAAGAGTGGCAACATAAAAATGGGTTACTTACAGATGGTATTGTGGGGCCAATAACCATGTACGCAATGGGTTTCGCTACAACTGACAACCAAGAAACAGTATACACTACCCCTAACGGGTTAATAGTCAACCGACACTTCTTACCAGAGGGAGAATACAAAGAAGGTCCAATAAACGCAGAATATGTATTCCTACACCATACAGCTGGATGGAATAACCCTTATAAAACCATTGATAATTGGGGTAGAGACAAGAGAGGTGCTATAGGTACCGAATTTGTTTTAGGTGGTCAGAAGATTACTGATGGTAATTCTGATTATGACGGTGTTATGGTCCAAGCATTCCCTGAAGGTAATTACGGTTGGCACTTAGGTAAAAACGGTTCTCAACACATGCATGTAAATTCAGTCGGTTTAGAGGTTAATAATTTTGGTTACCTCAAAGACGGTAAGACATATGTTGGTACTAGAGCTCACGAATCACAGATTGTTACCCTGGCAAAACCATTTAAAGGGTATAAACAATGGCATAAATATTCGGATGATCAAATAGAAGGTATTAGGTTATGGGTTTTATGGATTGGTGAAAGAGACGGTATAGATATTAGAGAAGGGTTACCTAAATGGGTTAAAGAAAAGGGTGCAGACGCATTCGAATTTAATTCAGATGCGTATTATGGTAAAGTTAAAGGTCTTTTAACACACACTAACACGAATAAAGGTAAATTTGATATGTTCCCACAGCAGGAGTTATTAGATATGTTAGTTAGTCTGTAAATTATTTATCATAAGTTAGAATATTACATCTATTTTTATTAGTTTTGTTATATGGGATTTAATAAAACATATATAGGACTAAAAAACATCATAGATAATAAAGATGATTTAAAAAGGGTATTTAATCGAAATTCAAATGTTTACATATTTAGTGATAGCACCTCTAATTTAATATACGAACTATACCTTAAATCTGAATTTAAATTAATTGATAGTATTATAGAAAAATCATGTAGTTAAGGCTTTGATGATATATTTATCTAAAAACAAAACAACATGAATTTAAACGCTTCAGAGTTCCTTAAAGACTTACAGGTAGAACTAGAAAATATATTACACGAATACATTTCAAATTTAGAGGAGATACCACCAGATCAATTTAAATATGATGTAACAGAATCTATATTAGGTAAAATTAGTGGCGCTCTATATGAAATAGATACAATATTATCCGACTTAGAAAGTGGTTACTACTCAGAATTTTTAGACAATAACGACGAGGACTCTTACGGTTCCGATAACGACTATTAATATTTTAAAGTAATGAATGTAGGTATAACATTAAATGTTCAAAAAGAAGGATCTCTATTCTCAAATGGGTTAAAGCAAAACTGTCTTATGCTATACGATGTGTTCGATAGAATAGAATCTGTAACCAAAATATATATAATTAATACAAACCCAAAACTTAAAGATGAAGAGTTAAATAAGATTTCATGGATTAAGAATTATAATATATTAGGATGGGATAAAAATACTAAAGATAATATAGATGTACTAATAACTTTAGATACAGTACCATCAGAAAAAGATATTAAATTCTTTAAAAGTGGTGGTAATAAAAAGGTGGTGGGTTATAAAGGTGGGAATACCTTTGTTATGCACATGGAGAATATATTATTTAATGGTAGATTTGGTAAAAAAGATGAACCTAATCACGGGGTGGTGATATCAGAACTATTTGATGAAGTTTGGATGGTACCCCAACAAGAATTCCATAACAAACAATACTTTGAAATAACTCATAATTGCGAGGCCAAGTCAGTACCTTTTGTATGGTCACCTAAATTCGTAGAAGAATTAGCACCTAAAGTAACTAAAGATGGTTTAACACCATTTTTTGATGATAAGGAGTTCGACAAATGGAAAATAGCCTCAATAGAACCAAATCTAAGTGTTTTAAAGAACTTACTACCAATAATACACTCTTGTGAGTATGCTTACAAAATAAACCCAGAAGCGATACAAGAGGTTAGTATAACAAATGCAACTAAATTAATTAAAAACGAAACTTTAATTGACATAGTTAAAACATTTCAACTACACAAAGATAAAAAAATTATATTCGATCATAGATACAATATAGTTTACCTATTATCTAAATATGCTGATATGATAGTATCAAATCAATGGGGTAACGCTCTTAATTACGCTTATTTAGATACAGTATATTTTGGTACACCACTAATACATAATGCACACCTATGTAAAGATATCGGTTATTATTATGAAGATTTTAATATTAAAGACGCTGGTGACTTAATATTAGAAGTTATAGATAAGAGAAAGTCCGATAAAGATTATACAGAAAGAAATAGAGAAATAATAAAGAGGTATACTATTGATAATCATGTTATGATAGAACAATATGAGTTACTACTTAAGAATCTATTTGAAAAAAACGAAATCGACGGTAAGAGTTACGATTGGAAAACCAACACACTTAAATAGTGTTATTAAATACTGTATCTATCGATCAAACCACAATCATTCCGTAAAATTTAAACAAAAAAAAAGGGTGGAATTTCTCCCACCCTTATTATAGTCTATTTATTTAGTCTATTATTTTCCGTCAGCTGGGTATTCAGTAACATAAGCAACCGCTTTGTTTACCGCTAATAATACACCTACACCTGTAGATAACATATATACTTGAGCAGACTCACCTTCTTGAAGGATTAGTTCAGCAGTACCATAAGGGTTACCAAATAGTTGGTTGAATCTAACTATAAATTCAGATGATCCAGTACTATCACCAGCTAAATCAGCTATAACTATAGTACTAATAGTACCAGCAGTAGCAGCAGTAAAGTCGATGTTCCCGTTAGTTACAGCAGGCGCGTCAACGACCATTATAGCTTCAGCAGAACCAACAACCACATATGATGCACCAGTTATATCAAGCTTATTACCGTCGAATATATATCTTGGGTTCTCAGCTAAATACTCTACGTCATCAATGTTACCTTGTAATACTGTATCAGCAGAAGCTCTAGCAACTAATTCAGTTGATAATGCAGCGTCGTTAGACGTTTCATAATCAGATAAGTCACCAGCAACAGCGTCGATGTTATCTTGTAATACAACATCAGCAGAAGCTCTAACAACTAATTCAGTTGACAATGCAGCATCGTTAGACGCTTCATAATCAGATAAGTCGGTAGCAACGGCACTAATGTCATCTTTTAACACAACATCAGCAGAAGCTCTAACAACTAATTCAGTTGACAATGCAGCGTCGTTAGACGTTTCATAATCAGATAAGTCACCAGCAACAGCGTCGATGTTATCTTGTAATACAACATCAGCAGAAGCTCTAACAACTAATTCAGTAGACAAGTTATCTTCGATAACTCCTTCAGCAGCGATAGCTCTTGCAGTTTCAACAGAAACAGCTTCACTTACTTCGATGTCTGTAGCGAAATCATTGTTAAGGTTATCTATTCTAGTCGTCAATGAAGCATCTCCAGATATTCTTGCAGTCTCTTCAGCAGTGATATCAGTAGATAAATCGTTGTCAGCAGCAGCTCTATCCACTAATTCAGTTGATAAGTTATCAGCAATAACTCCTTCAGCAGCTAGTGCTCTTGTTTCTTCAGCGTCAATGTTACCTTGTAACACAACATCAGCAGAAGCTCTAGCAACTAATTCAGTTGATAAGTTATCTTCGATAACACCTTCAGCAGCTAATGCTCTAGTTTCTTCAGCATCAACGTCAGCGATTCTATCAGCAACTTCAGTAGACAATGCAGCATCGTTAGATGTTTCATAATCAGATAAGTCAGAAGCGATTGAACCTTCAGCAGCGATAGCTCTAGTTTCTTCAGCATCAATGTTACCTTGTAATACAACATCGGCAGCAGCTCTATCTACTAATTCAGTCGATAAGTTATCTTCAATAACACCTTCAGCAGCTAATGCTCTAGTTTCCTCAGCATCAATATTACCTTGTAATACCGTATCAGCAGAAGCTCTAGCAACTAATTCAGTTGACAATGCAGCGTCGTTAGACGTTTCATAATCACTTAAGTCAGAAGCAATTGATCCTTCAGCGGCAATAGCTCTAGCAGTTTCAACAGAAACAGCTTCACTTACTTCGATATCCGTAGCAAAATCATTGTTAAGGTTATCTATTCTAGTTGCCAATGAAGCATCTCCAGATATTCTTGCAGTTTCTTCAGTAACAATTTTACCTTCTAACACTGTATCAGCAGAAGCTCTATCTACTAATTCAGTTGATAAGTTATCTTCGATAACTCCTTCAGCTGTTTCAGCTCTCAATTGCTCAGCATCAACATCAGCAATTCTGTCTGCAACTTCAGTTGATAATGCAGCATCGTTAGATGTTTCATAATCAGCTAAATCAGAAGCGATTGAACCTTCAGCAGCGATAGCTCTAGTTTCTTCAGCATCAACGTCAGCTTCTCTATCAGAAATTTCCTGAGTTAAGTCACCAGCAACACCATCGATGTTGTTTTGTAATTGAGTATCAGCAGAAGCTCTATCAGCAACCTCAGTTGATAATGCAGCATCATTAGACGCTTCATAATCACTTAAGTCAGTAGAAACACCATCAATGTTACCTTGTAACGTTGAGTCAGCAGCAGCTCTATCTACTAATTCAGTAGACAAGTTATCTTCGATAACTCCTTCAGCAGCGATAGCTCTTGCAGTTTCAACAGAAACAGCCTCACTTAATTCGATGTCTGTAGCGAAATCAGCACTAAAATTGTCTAATCTAGTATCTAATGAAGCCTCAGCAGCATCACTAGTAGTTTTATTGTCAGTAATTACTGTCTCTAAAGATGCATCTACCGACGCACTAAGAGCTTCTTCAGCACTTACTCTTGTTTCCAAAGATGTGTTCAAGTCTTCTAAGAACTCGAAGTTACCATCTAATTGGGTGAAACTTAACGCTTGTGTTAAGTTCTTTCTTAAATTTAAATTTGCCATTTGTTTTTTTTGGTTTTTTTAAAGTTTATTATTTTATTATTGTTACATATAAATATCTGGCTATAATCAAAAATACATAAAAGTCAAGTATTTTTCTAAAATATTTTTTTTAGTTTCTTCGTCTGAAGAATACCAAACATAAACCGTAGAATCCTTAGATTTCTTTAGTCTATCATCTAATATGTTGACCTTGTGCTTAATAATAGGTATATGGGTCTCATCTATAGTTATATTAGGTATACCAAGCTCATCAGCGACAGAGATAAGTTGTAATAAATCTTTATTTTCGACTGCCTCAACAGCCAATTCAAATAAATTAGTTAACTTAAGTTTAACATCCTCCTCAACCCCAATTAATTTATCTGGATGGGTTTTTGTGACGATTTTACGATAAAGCTTCTTTATATCTTTACTCATCTCAACATCATCATCAATAACTTCCTCAGTAGACACCTCAGCCTCTAAAGGAGTTATAATCTCATCCTTTTTAGGTTTAAGGCCTCTAGACTTAGCCAGTTCCTCAGCTTCTTTCATAAACGTAGATAATAACTCTTCGTGAACAGAGTCTACCATATTTAACTCATCCTCCATAGACCTTATTTTACTAAGCAAACTCTTAACCTCTAATTCCTTTAATCCCATACTATATAAATACCTATAAATAGGTTTGAGTATCCAACTTTTAATATAATATCATATATTTATATTAAAATATATTATACATGAAAAAGCTAGTAATTAACGAAGAGATCGTTAGAATGAGACAAATGATGGGTATTAACGAGAATACTATTAAAGAAGATAATGTAGGTGAAGAAACTGTTAGTGAAGACATGTCTTCATTGGAGGACGTTATCGTACATCTAATGAATACACATAACATGGATTATGATGAAGCTAGTGTTTTTAGTAAAGAATTTGAGGATAATTTACCTGTAACACATAAGGATGTTGAAGATTTCTTCACTGACTTAAGTAACTCTGATTCACCAGAAGTACCTGGTTTTGAGGGTACTATGGATAAATTAAATGACCTTAGTATATTTAATGAAGAGGAAACGGAAGATCCAGTAAACGAGATAGGGATGTTTCATGATGCTAGAATGGGATCCGACGATTACTTAACCCCAAAAGAAACTGAATCACCAAGACAATGCTCATTAACTGGTGAAGGTATGGACGCAGGTTGGGTTCACGAAGATAGAGACAAATATTTTAAATACGAAAAGGATGTTGTTGATTACATAAAAGGGTTAATGACTTATAACAGAGAAAGTATCAAAGATTTAACTGATGACGAAATTCTAGAGATAGGTTATAACAAATATAATGTATACTATACAGAATGGGAAGAAGATGATGTATCTGAAAATGATGAGGTAAAAAAGAAATTTAAAGACGAGTACGGAAAAAAGAAAGGTGAGGCGATATACTACGCTACCGCTAACAAACAAGATAGAGACCCAGAAACTTTCGAGAAAAATGAATCCTTTGATCCATTAGATGCTTATGAAGAAGGTGAATCTGATTGTTGTGGTGCCCCAATTTTTATGGGTGATATATGTTCAGATTGTTATGAACATTGTAGTGTGGCGGAATTGGATGAAGAGTCAGCTATAGGTGGATGGGATTTAGCTATGGAAGCCATGGATACACTAGAAAGTGAAATTAAAGAAGAAGAACAATCATGGTTAGCTATGAGAAGTGGTAAAGAAGGTAAGGTTTATGAGAATAGAACTTATGAAGGTAGAGCTTACGCACAAGAAACCTATTTTGAAACTCAGTCTGGTGCATTAGAGTCAGCAGAAGAATACGCACTTAATAGAGGTTATGAGGCTAATATGGCTAGCTTCTACCCAGAACATATTAAATATGGGCAAACTGTAAGTTACAGTGTAGAACTAAGTAAAAATGGTAAACCAGTAAAAAACAAAATGTTACAGATATCACTTTATAGAATGGATTCTGGTAAATATGAATTAACGAACTACATCAACTAATTTAACTTCATGAAAAAAGATTTACTAACAGAAGAGATTTCTAAAATAAAAGATATGATGGGTATCTCAGAAGAGATGGGTACACCACAATCACAAAACCCTACAGGGGCCGCTAAGAAAAAATGGGATTCTGGTGTGGCTAGATCTGGTCCAGGTAACCCAGTGGTAGATAATAATAGTTCGTATAGTATTAGAACAAATCATGGTAAAGGTAACCCTATAGAATTAGGTGAAGCTGATGATAAAGAAGATTCTTTAGAAGAGTTTTCGGAGAATAGAATGTCTGGTGCCAAAAAAATAGCAGATAACGCAAAAGAAAAGGGTGGTTCATCAATATTAACATACCACCACTTCGACGTTAAGTTACCTTACTATGATAAAGCAGCAAAAGGAGAATTCAACGTAGAGGAGGCAACTAAAGAGTATGACGAACTATTAACCAAGTTAATGTCATCGTCAGAAGGTGAAATAACCATAGACGAGATAGAATTCCAGGAATTAGTTGGTAAAATAGAGGTATTAGGCGAGTTAATTAGAAAAGAATCTAAATTAACTCAAAAGAAATAGTAACCAATTGATTAGCAACAAAATTAGCATCTGACGCTGTCACTAAAACCACGGAGTTTGCAGGACCCATGAAAAAAGAACGACTCAACTCACTCCCTTCTTCCAAACCTAAACCAGTGGCTGTGTAGACAGCAGAGTCACCGTTCTGAGTAAAAGTTATTCTATAATTAGCGTTGGCTATAGTATTGAAATAAGATTCCGTATTAACACCCTCAATATCCGCCACATTCCAATATACGGAATCTAAATCGAATTTGTTAGGGTTCAACGTACCTTCAGTACCAGCACCAGACAATACTGGGAATATAACTCTACCAGCCGATGGTGGTTCGTAAGGTAATGTAACCAATTCAAAAGAATACCCACTAACAATAGGTTTTTGATCATTCAAAATGACATAGGTACCAGAAATAGATGCTTTAGCCCCGCTAACCGTTGTATGACCACCAGTTGAACCTGGTAATTTGTTAATTAACCCTATTAAAGAATCGTCAGTTAAATCCGAAGATTTCCAAAAAGTCGGCTTATCTGGGATAACCATACCAGTATCACCACCAGTAGTTCTACCAAGTAGGTTAGCAGAAGTGGTATCACTAACTATAACGTAACCATCTGAGTAATCTACACCACCATACCAATCACCAGAACTATAATCATGTTCACCGTCAGATATGGCTATATTATTTACTTGTGTTGTACCATCTATAGGTCCACCACTATTAACCGAAATATCGTTTATCATTACCTATTTAATTTTTAAACAAACCCTTAAAAGAGTGTAATTTTTCTAATGAATTAGTTTTATATATAAATTCTTCAAGTACTTCAGACAATTCATCTAAAGTTAATTGTAAGTCATCTAATTCCTCAACGATACTCTCTAACATCTTAAGTTTATCAGAAAGATTTCTGAAATCGAAAGCGTCAACCACATCATAATAATACTGAAATTTCTTATACGTTTTACTGTATTCGTATCTCATATCATCATGGTAATTATTAAAAGTACCTTTGTTGTCGTATATATCCATTAGAGTACTGTTAAGCACTATATTTTTATATTTACCTATAGAACTTATAGCTTCATCCCTAACTCTAGTAGCGTCAACTATAAATTCGTCTATCTTATCATCAGAATAACCAACAACCGATGCTTCAGAAATAGAAACAGGGTTATCTTTAAAAGAAGATGGGGTTATCCAGGATTCCTTTTTAAAGAACTTTATTAATATAGCTGCTATTAAACCTCCTGGTAAAATAGATATTGCCGCTAAACCAGATAATTTTAGAAGGTCCTTAAGTTGCGTACCTATCTCTTTTAAATCCTCATCACTAAGTCTTTGAGTACCAGAAGCGGCTTTAATTAACTTAGTTATAGCTTCTAAAGTTTCAACACCTTCCTGCTTTAAGTTATCCTTTATTATACCAAGTTTAGATTTAAGTTTAGATATATAACCCCTTAAATTAGAATCCTCCATCACATACTCCTCAGAGATAGCTTTAGCCTCTAACTCGTTTATCTGGAATATTTTATCGGATGGTTGGTTTATCATCTCAACTTCTTTAGCCATATAAACAGGTGTTTCGTCATTTTTATATACAAAAGAATCGTATTTATAAGGGTTATATGTTATAACCTTAGAACCAGTTGATTGTGGTATGTCGTCAGAAGGATGTTCCTTATAATCCACTAAAGTACCAATAACAAATGCGTGAACATTTTTTCTCTTTTCATCCCTAACCTTATCCTTTCCACCCTGTCTAACTCTGAACTCAACGTCTTTAAGTTTAACGTAATCAGAATAAGACTTAACCAGTCCTTTATAAGTTACAGAAAAAACGTGTTTGTGTAGGTTATAATAAACCATCACCTTTTTACCAATAAGTTCATCATCAGAAACTTCACTAGAATCATCAGATGTGTCATCCTCAGTATCAGCGAACATATCTAATTGATTCTCTGTTAAACCCATCATCTCATGGATTCTATATAACTCTTCGTTTAAACTATTCTTATTAACCATATTATATTCTTTCAATATTAATTCTATCTAAAATAAAGATACCATTATCACCCGAAAACACTATTTCCTCTGGTGAAACAGATACGCTACCACCTTCATGGTAATCTAAATCACTAAAAATAGATTCATGGTTATTAGATAACCAATCAACCAATCTATCCTCATAACCATCACCTAAATTAACACTCACTATCACACCTTTATCTAGGTTGGCGAAGGTTAAATCAGTACTGGTTTTAGACTCAACTTCAGCTAATTGTTTCAAGTTACCCACTAACATATCATAATCATCCATGGTTAAAACACCATTCTTTGATCCAGATATCGCTTTTTCAGCCAAATCATGTAAATCCATATCAGTCTTAGCATCTTCCTTAGCGTACTCGAGGGTACGTATAAATAAAGGTACATCCATAGTCACCGTATCAATCTCATCTTTAGTATTAGGTGTAGAAATACCCATCATATTACGAATATTTTCTATTTCTTCATTTAATAAACCATTAACCATACTTATATTTTAATATAAATATATATAATTAAAGCAATATTTAATTTAACCGAATAAAACCACTATTTATAATAAAAAACTGAATGAATAACCCGTTTAACGTACTAGATAGCAAGTATCCAGACATAAGATTTGAACTATACACAAAAGAAAAGGATAAGAGTGTTTATCTGACTGGGTTTATAGTACCACAATCAATGAGAAATCAAGGTGTGGGTTCCGACTTTATGAATGACCTAATAAAGATAGCTGATGGTGACGGATGGAAGATAACACTAACACCATCATCCAGTTACGGAGGTAATGTGAATAGGTTAAAGAAATTCTATAAAGACTTTGGTTTTGTTGAAAATAAAGGTCAAAATAGAGACTTTACACACAAAGAAGATATGTACAGAGAACCTAAAAATATGGGTACAGAAGAAACAATAACCGAAAAGGTTGTGGGTGACAAAATAGAATGTAATAAATGTGATTGGAGCTGGGATATTAAAGACGGTGGTGATGACTTATATGTTTGTCATAAATGCGGTAACGACAATACACCAAAACTTAATGAAAATGTTAATAGGTTAAAACAAATAATCACGTTAACTGAAGAAAAGAAACCAAAAGCTGATAGATGCCTTAGGATAGCTAGAAGAAAATATGATAAACCCTCAGCATATAGGTCTGGAGCTATTGTAAGATGTAGAAACGGTAAGATATGGAAAGATCTAAAAGAAGATGACATAAATGAGGCACCAGAGGATATAAAGGAACTACTATACCAGGCACACGAAGCTATAACAAGCGTGGAAGGTGAAGATTACGCACCAAATATCCATGAACTAGAAGGTTGGGTTAAAAATCATATAAATGAGTACAATACATTTACAGGTGAAGAGGTAGCACAACACATCAAAGACATAACACCAGAAGAAAGTGATATACCAGACCACTTCATAGATGAGTTCATTATACCTAACGACGGATGGGTTCTAAAACAAATAAATCTTAAAGAATTATTAAACGATAAAGATTTTAAAGAATATTACGATTCAGGCGATGAAAGATACGAAGACGAGGAAGTTAATGCCGATGATTTATACAACGATTTAGTGGTATATAATGGTGAACTATTAGACGGTTACTCTAGAGCAGCAAAAATGATACGCTCTGGTGAAAAAGTGGCTGGCGCATTCGTATTAGAACCAGAAGATATAAACGAAGCCAAAAAAACTGATTATTCAAAAGAGAAAAAAGACGGACTACACGGATGGTTCTCCAGAAGAGGTGGTGGTGGTAACAAAGGTTGGGTAGACTGTAATACATGTAGAACAGTAAACGGTAAAAAGAAATGTAAGGCCTGTGGTAGAGAAAAAGGTGAGAAAAGATCTAAATACCCATCCTGTAGACCAACACCAGGATCATGCGGAACACCTGGTAAAGGTAAAAAATGGGGTAAGACTAAAAAGAATGAATCTATTACCGAAAACATTAATGAAGAAGATATGGAAAAGAAAAGAATAGCATTATTATTCATAGTGATAGATAATAAAGTATTATTATTTAAAAGAAGTCCAGAGGAAACAACAAACGCTGGTAAATACGGAATGCTTGGTGGTCATATAGAAAAAGGTGAAACCCCAGAAGAAGCTTTAGTTAGAGAGGTTAAAGAAGAAGCTGGTGTAGAAATCGAACCAGAATCATTTAAAAAACTAAAAACATACGAAATGGATAATGTACAGTTAAATGTTTTCCACACAAATGAATTCGATGTAGAGAATATAGAACTGGATAAAAAAGAACACGTAAGTAAAAAATTCTTTACCTTAGAAGAGCTGGATGAAATGTCACCAGAAGAATGTATAGAAACTAACAAGGAAATAGCTAGAGACTATAACGAAAAAGTGACTAAGAGTAACGAACTAAATGAGGACATCCAAAGAGTCAAGGAATGGTTTAAAATACTAAACTAAACATGAAACCAAATCTATTCATAGTATCGTCAGCAATCTACGTGGGTAACGAAGAAACACCCAGAAGATTCCTAGAAACGATAGGTACACTGAATAGTATAATCTCGAATAACCCAAATAACAAAATAGTGGTACTAGAAAACTCTAGTAAACCATTAAACAGTGTATTCATAAAAGAATTGGAAGCCAGAGCCGAAGTATTCCACTATGGCCAGGACCCAGAAATGTCAAACATAGACCAAAAAGCCGAAGTAATCGCAAACCAAACAACGATTAAATACAATGACCCTAGTATAAACGCAAAGGAGTATATTAAAATGGGTTACCTAAAGAATAAAAAAGAATGCTATGCAATACATAAGTTCTTATCAGAAAACGACCTGTCTGGGTTCGGTAGAATATTTAAAATGTCTGGTAGATATATTCTTAACAATGAATTCGAAGAAACGAATCATATAGAAGAAATATCGGCAGTGGTTAGAGAAACCAATCAACCAATTGAATACATGCAAACCGATCACCTATGTTATACCACATTATATAGTTTCGACCCTAAAATACAACCAAAAATGATTAATGTGTACCAAAACATAATATGGTACATGGATGAAAGATATGAACTAGATATCCCAGTAGATATTGAACACGGGTTACATAAATTCACAAAAAAATTAAAAGTAAATAAGTTAAAAAGGTTAGGTATTATGGGGATAACCAATAAATCGGGCAACTCATTAATGACCCTAGTATAATAATAAATGTACTTTTACTAAAAAACGACATAGTTATAATTAAAGGTATTAGTACTACCTTATAAAAGAAAACCTAAATATAATAGGAAAACAGTTCCGAAAGGAATAACACACCATTATTATTTATATTATTGTGAAATTATAAAAAAAAACACTTACTTAACGGTAGGTGTTTTTTTTATTCGATACAATCCCAAAAAAAGGGGGCTGGGGGTTTTTGGTACGACCGAAGGGAGTTCGGGTCAAAGAACGATTCACTATTAACCATTATAAAGCACCCCATATAAACCCATAATCATCTTTTTTTTCAAATTACTTGCCGTTATCAATATTTTAGTTATATTTGTACAAACAAAATTGTTATGAGCAAACCAGGTTACGTTTATATTGCAAGGATTATAGATCACGGCGGTCAATTCGTAAACGGGTACCATAAAATCGGACTGTCAAAGCAATATAAGATAAGAGAAACCCAACTAAACTCAACACACCTACCATTCGACGTATTAATGATAAGAGTATTCAAAACAGATGATATGAATAAACTCGAATCAATATTACACGTCTGTTTCGATGATTACAGGGTTATAAAAGAATATGACGACAGAAGAAACATAACAACAGAATGGTTTAACGTGGATGATATCGAAACATTTAATGAAAGGGTGGATAAAATGATTCAACTACTCGAAATAAATGAAATGGATATAAACCTGTCAATAGATAAAGACAACACACTAACACAACAACAAAAGTTAGAAACCAAACAGAATATAGGCAGAGCCAAAAGTACAAAACTAAAAGTAATCACGGAGGATAAAACATTTATGGGGGAAACATCAAAGGAAACATATGTGGATGTAATGAACAACCTAACAAAAGATATGGACCCAGATTATATAATGGAAAACTTCTCAACATTCTTTAAAAGGGTTAAAGAAGACTTTACTGAGTCAATGAACGAGTATAATAAAGTGTTAATGGAAAATGGACTATACATGTCAACATGGGGTTCAAATAAACTTAAAATAAGAAGAATAAAAGCCCTATCAAATTTATTGGGGGTTGATAATATTAAATGTGAACTAATATGAAAGAAAAAATAGGTATAACATGCTCATGTTTTGATTTATTACACGCAGGGCATATTAAAATGCTGGAAGACGCAAAAAAAAGATGTGATAAACTAATAGTGGCACTACAAACAGACCCAACTGTAGATAGACCAGGAAAAAATAAACCCGTACAGTCAATTGTTGAAAGGTACATACAATTGGAAGGTTGTAAATGGGTTGATCAAATAGTACCATACACAACCGAAAAAGATCTTGAGGATATATTATTGTCATTTGATATCGATGTAAGAGTCATTGGTATTGAATATAAGAATAAACCATTCACTGGTAAAGATATATGTGAAGATAGAAATATTGAATTGGTTTATAACACTAGAGACCATAACTGGTCATCATCAGAATTAAGAAAAAGAATTAAAACAACATAAGACATGAAAGCAACATTAGAATTTAACCTGGAAAACCAGACAGAAAGAATAGCACATATGAGATGTGTTAAAGCAAATGACATGGCAAACGTGTTGTTTGATATTATAGGAACTGCAAGAGTTAAAGTTGAAGAGAGGTTATCTGCCGATCCAGACTTGGATGATAAAAATGTTTTTGATGGAGTTGATGAAGTATTCATGGAAGTATTCACATTGATGTTGGAATACGGAATAGATATTAACGAACTTGTAGACTGATATGGTTAATGATGAAGAACTGATCGAGCTGATCACACAGTATAAAATGTTGGAATCAGAATATACGATAATATTTAATCATATATCTGATAAGGTTAAACACCTCGATAACCCCGTACTTAGGTTTATTGAAGTGGCCGAAAATTATAAGCACCCCGAATTATTAATAACCATGTTGAATCGTGGCGATTATACAGAATTACTATGGGGGATAATTAACCCATAATTACAGATAAAAAATTCCCCAGATATTTTTTTGAAAAATGGTTTCTTAAATACATGTGGGTCCCTTTCTGGTAGGATCAAAAATTCTGAATAAAATTTTCCCCAGATATTTTTTTGAAAAATGGTTTCAAATATAACAATGGGTCCCTTTTAGAAAAGACCTAAAATTTCAGAAAAAAATACCCTCAAAAATTTTTTTAGAAAAAGTTCATACGGATGTCTGAGCCCCTGTTTTGGAAACCACCCCGCCCCATATAGGAGGGCTAATGGAGGGAGGGAGGGTGTATAGTACAAACTTTATCACTAAATATGCCAATAACCATTTTAAGCCATTTTAAAGCATCTTTATATATATAACCATAACAATACATTACTTTAGATTAAAAGTACCGTATAGAGCAAAAAAAAGAGCCAATTAAGGCTCTTTTAGTTTGTTCCTTTGGTTTGTGTTATCCAATCTCAACAACTTCACCTGAAACTTTCACACTACCTACTAAATTATCAATAGCAAATCTACGCAAGGTTTGTGTTTTACCTTTTGCTTTTCTCTCGATTAATTTCTTTGCTATCGTTTTCGGTGCTGACTTAACGACCTTAAAAGTACCTTTCTTTTCGATAGTCTTATTAATGGTTTGACCTAACAAAGATAATTTTCTTGTATTAGTGTTAAAAGCTAAAGCATTGTTAAAGTAAATATCGTTACTAACTTTTTTCTTTTTAGGTTGAGATAACTCATTCAAAGCTATTTCTAAACTATCTTTAACGGCTTTCTTATACTCGTTTAGTGTTAAACCATTGGTATTGATAGTATCATAATTAAAAGCATCAACATCAACACTTGATAAATCAAAGTTAGCATATATGTTAGTGTCCTTTTTTAACATATTTTTGTAACTCGCACCGATATTAATCACTTGATTCGCCACTTCTGTATTATTAGACTTTTCGCTTGAATAACCTTTTACCGAAACGAAAGAAACGCCGTTTAAGTTAGTGTTGTTAATTAATGATTCTAACTGCTCAATAGTTAGGTTTTCGTAAGAGTTTAACACTTCTAAGATTAACTCCTTTTTGTTGTTTAAATTTAACATAATTTTTAGTTTTTTTGTTTTGATTAATAATTGATACAAATATATGGGTTTCAAAATTACCCTGCAAACTTTATTGTAAAAAAAATTAAATTATTTTAGTAGGAAAGTTTAAAGCACCATCACAAATATAATGGTAATAAAATTATCCTGCAAACTTTATTGTAAAAAAAATTAAATTATTTTAGTAGGAAAGTTTAAAGCACCATCACAAATATAATAATAAAAAAAATATCCTGCAAACTTTATAATAAAAAAAAAGAGGCTCATTTCTGAACCTCTCTATTTTGTTTGATTAGATTAAACCTGCTGAATAATCTGCAATAATCTTCTCTAGTTGTGGTAGGCAATCTTTAGCACCTCTACCCTTTAAGCCGTAATACTTTTTAATCTGTGTAAACTTAATCCCTCTAAAAGTCATACCTCTAGACATTACTGATAGGTTGAACTTGTGTGTTGCTAGTTGATAACCGAAATAATCCACATCATTCCCACTTGCGTGTACTGATGGTGTTTGTAATTCTCCGTTTCTCACTGACTCTAATGCTTTCTCAAAATCTGTCATAATTTGTTTTTTTTATATGTGATTAATAACTGATACGAATATAGTTGTTTAAAAATTACTAGCCAAACTTTTTTACTAATTATTTCAATAGGAAAGTTTAA